CACCACTTAAGGCTGAGCCGTTAAGGTTAATCCAGAAATGGACCTCCGAAAACGCTTCAGTCCGGATCGGTTGAGAAATCAACTGTTCCAAAAGTGGCGCTAGCCAAGAGCGGGCGACTTCGCACTCCAAGGACTCTTACCGTGCGTGGGATTTACCAAATACCCCACGCAGTGGCTTAGATATCCGAGGACGAGAATCACCCCCATCTTCAATACCAACCTAACTGGCTCTTTGGTCACTGACTAAAAACAAACCGGTTTTGTTGTTTGTTCGTAATCAGATCGCAGGCTAAGCCTTAGGTTTCGACCGACGGTTTTTCCCGCCGATCTTTTTACGTTCCTTCCTTTTCCGTCTGTCGCCCCGGGTAGGTAAGACGTTGTGGTGGTTGATCACTTCAATCAGCTGTTCAAGGCTGATATCAGTGACCGCTACCGCACGCATCTTAGCTATCCCAGCGCACATGGCGGTGAGGAAGTTGAGGATGGTTGCTTTTGAACTAGCGATGGTCTTGTTTTTCCTTGTTGATAAAGTCGCAAACGGGTCTAGGAACAACTGAACGTCCAAATGCAACCATTGCATAAGGTCGTCAGAGTCCCGAACCGAATGTGCTTTATCAAACTCCAACTGGAGCTCTGCGATATTTCTTCGCAGGACTCCAAATGGAGGCAAGGAGAACAGTAGCGATTGGGCATCAAACCCTTCAGGCACCAAATCCACAAACCTCTGCAGTTCCAACTGGAACCTACTGAGGTCGTGCATTTGGCGCTTGATGGCTTCTTCCAGCACCCTAGCTTTGCACTCATTCAAGTAAATGCCAACAAAGTTTGCACTTTTCTTGAAATGAGAACAACCTAGGATGCCTCCCAAGACCATAGAGCCGAGTAAATCGCACTTTATGCGTCTTAGGAGCCTTGTATCGTCGCGAGACGGCAAGAGGAAGAACTTCCAGGCTTTCAAAGCGAGGCGTCCCGAGAGGGACCCACGTCCGAGAACCTGGAAGAAATCAGCCAACAAGCCCTGGGATACCAAGGTGTGAGATCTCGGTAACCATCGGGCCT